CGTGACCTTCAAGATGCGGGGCCCAGTTGGACTGGGGAGTTTTCCAACTCCTGGCAAATTCAAGGCCCCAGCAATACGGTATCCGGCACAGGCCAACCTGGGGAGCCCCGCCGCCTCACCGCAATTTTGCTGAGCGGTAAAGAACTGCTGAGCAAACCCGAAATAAAGTATAGTATTGGCAATTTTGCAGGGCACGCCAATATTGCCCGTGACTTAGAGCCCCGCAGCGGTTGGACTCGCCCAGGTGGAGAGCCGCAAACGCAGAAGGGTCTCAGAGCTTGGGCCCAGTCTGATAAGGGCCGCGCTAATCCCACTTTGCGTGGTGAAATAGGCGGTGGATCAGTAGAGGGCGAATCCAGCCGCACCGCCCCACTTGACTGGTTTTCCTCCTACGTAAACGGCGGGCAGTTTAACAAAGCTGTTCAAATCGAAATGGATCGCGTAATGAAGAGCCTGCCCAAATGAATTACCAATCAGTCCGTGCCGCTTACGAAGTCCCAATTGCTGCAGCTTGCGCTGCGCTGAGTCCCGCTATTCCGGTCTATTTCGATAACGTAACTACCACCGCGCCCCAAAGCACAAGTTCCTTTGTCATCGTCAACATCTCCTTCGGCCTCACCACCGAGCCAGTCCTCACCCGAGACATCAACCACATCCGAGGCTCCATTGTATGCCGAATCCACACCCCAAAAGGAAAAGGCACTGGAGCGTCTCAAACGATTGCATCAGCTATTACTGGCGCACTCCAAACCCTCAACGCAACCGCCCGTGCTCCCGGCCCTAGCGTCCACGCCCGAGTAGGCCCAATCAACGGCCCCACATTCACAGCGCCAGATAGTTTCCCACATCTGCTGGGACGTTTTGATTGCCCGTTTGTGGCTACAGTATTTACCTGATCCATGTAAATCGCGTCGTTGCTACCATATAAATAGTCGGGCTGCGCCCGCAAACCGTTGCCCCCGTTTCCATGACCGCTACCGCTTTGTCCGGCACCGCCGGAGCCCTCTACTACAAGCCCGCAGGCACCATCGGCACCTTTGGTGAAGCCGGTGTGAACGCCGGTACTGATGTGATCACCGTTGAACCTTACTTGAACTTCAAGGCTGGCGATCCCGTCAAGTTTAAAATTTACAATCCCAACACTGGCGATACCGTGACCCCCAGTGGTAGCAATGCTGCCCCTGCAGGTATCACCGTCGGCACCACTTATTACGTTCTGAGCTACACCGCTAGCAGCGGCGCACTAACCGTATCTACTGCTTCGGGTGGCACAATCTTGCCCATCACCGACGACGGCACTTTGGCTGCTCCTAACGAGTTCATGGTTTATTACGCCGATTACACGGCTGTGGGCCAAGTTCGAGATTGGAGTTTTGAAATCTCCCGTAGCGAAATCGATGTAACCACCATTGGCCAAGCCGCTGGTCAGTACGCCCCATTCCGCAACTACATTGCAGGTTTTGCCGACGGCACCGGATCTGCGACGGTTTACATGACCGACGAAGACGCCGCTATGTCCAACCGGATGATTGAGGATGTTCTTCAACGCCAGCAGGTCGGCGCAGCCTTCAAACTGTATATCGACCGCGTTATCAGCAGCGGCACGGTTAGCGAAACCCTGTCTCGCTCGATTTCCATGGATGCGATTCTTACTAGCGCAAACATGACAATTAACCCCGACGACGCTCAATCGGTGAGCATTAACTTCCGTCCTAGCGGCGCTGTCAGCTTCGATCTGGCTACAACCTGATCGAGTTGTATTACATGAGCCCCGGCATTTGCTGGGGCTTTTTTAGTGCTACAGTACAGAAGTAAGATGTTTCAATCTCATGGCTTCGGTGCCCAGTAATCGCGCCATCGACCGCCTGCGTAAGGCGGCCAACCTGACCCCCGCTAAGAAGGTCGTCGAGCTTAGCGACGGCAGCACATTTGAGTTGTGGCGCACCCCCTTGGTGGCCGCCGAGCGCGAACGCGCCCAGAAGGCTGCCAAAAGCGACGACGCCAATGCTTTTGCTCTTCAGCTACTAGTTCAAAAAGCCCTGGACGAAAACGGCACAAGACTGTTTGCCCCTGGTGAGGTTGACGTACTCAAAAATGAAGTACGCGATGCTGACCTTCAAGCCCTAATGCTGGCAATCCTTTCCAACGACGGCGACGAAATCGACCCAAAGAGCTGAAGGCGCAGCTTAAGTCCGACAACTGGCTCATGCTCCAGCTCCACATCTGCAAGGAGCTGGGGCTGACCCTATCCGAGCTACGCCACCGGATGACCGACGAAGAAATCCTGCTCTGGAGCGTCTTTTTCGAGATCCTAAACGACCAACAAGACGAAGCAATCCGCAAAGCCAAGCGGCGCTAGACTACATCAGAGATAGTGTACTACTGCCGTGGCCGCCTATAACGCTGAGATTCGTATAGGCGTAACAGGTCAACGCGACCTAGAACGACTCCGTTCGTCTATTACCCAAGTAAATACTGCAGTAGATTCACTAAATAATAGTCGATTAAGTGCTGGGGGATTAACTCAAAGTTTAAATAGTTTTCAAGCGCAATTAGCTCGTGCTGCACGAGGATTAGCAGATACCCAATTAGGTTCTGAACGGATAACGGGGGCACTTAGAAATTATGTAGATGCTCTAGGTGCAGCCAACACGGCTCAGAGAAATCATAATCGCTTAATAGATGATGAAATTCGTAGTAGGTTAGGGCTTCAACCTCTCCAGGAAAGAGAACTGGAATACTGGAGGCGTCGAAATGCTGTTCAATCGGGGCGTTTTCGTCAAAGACAAGCCCAACAACAGGAACCTACCCCAGCCCGGCAACCCACAGGGGTTAATAGGGCAGAATCTGTAGCCCTTGGAGTTGGCTTTCCTTTAATGTTTGGAGCTGGTCCAGGAGCCCTAGCTGGATCTCTAGCTGGTTCATTTATGGGCAGTGGATTTGGTGGTCAGATTCTTGCTGGCGGCATAGGTCAAAAATTCGATGAAGCAGCAAAAGCAGCGGCTGATTTTTCGCGTAGTATGCGCGAAGGCGGCGATGCTGTTGGCTACCTTACAGAAAAACTTGGATATGTAAACCCAGAAACAAAGAAACTAATACAGAATTTACAAGAAAGCGGTCAAACAGCAGAGGCAGCAGCTTTAGCGCAGCGCGAACTAGGAGACGCCATAGGACCTAACGCAACAAAAGATCTAAAAGCTTTTGGAGATGTTTGGGATTATGTTGGGCGCAAATTTCAAACATTTACTTTAAGTGTAACTGCAAATTTACCTAAATTGGCTGCTCAGTTAGGAGCAACTATAGCCGGAGGTTCAGTTGCAGGAGCAGCTGCAGGCGCATTTGCATCGGCGGGTTTGCAAAGACTCGGCGCAACTGTAGCCCCAAAAGAAACTCCAGAAACAAAAGCAGCAACAGAAAAAACAAAAGAGTTACGCGATCAACTTACAATAGCTAAAGCAAACTATGCTGTTAGCGTTCAAAACGCTACATTAAATGATAAAGTATTTATCACTACAAAAGCTCAAAATTTACAAGCACAGAAAATAGCTGAATATAATAAAATTATACGTGATACAGAAAATGGCAAACTTACCCCCACACAAAAAATACTGGAGATAAAAAAACTTGAGGTAGATTATACAACAAAAGCACGTGACTTAGATAAAGAACGCCTGCAGTTACTGGACCAACGCAATCAAGTTGCTTTAGCTCAGGCTCAAGCTGGTATGCAAGTAGGTATTCTGCAACAGCAGGTTCAACTGGCACGCGAACAAAATACTGCTAGCGATGTACGCAAGGCATCACTTCAGGGGCAGATTGGCATCCAGCAGGCGCTAAATAATTTAGAAACCATAAATCTACAAATTGCACAAGAACGTGCTAAAACTCAAAAAGACATAAATCAAAACAAAATAAAAGAACTTGAATCTCAACGTACTGTAGCAAATAGCCAAGTTGATTTAGCTCAAGCTCAGGCTGCACAACAATTTCAGCAAGCCCAGAATAGTGAAACCATTAAAAGTTTAGGAGTAGGTAAAGAAAGATATTCTTTGTTATTGGAGTACAATAATTTATTAAATAAAGAAACTGAATTAACTAAAGGTGGAATACAAGCCTTAAAAGACAAATACGATTCATTAGGCAAAGAAGCTAACGTCAGGCGAACCGTACTAAATATTGAACAAGAAATTGAACTATTACAACGTCCCGATGCTGCAAATCAGATAAATGCTGTTTACGCAATGCGCCGTTCGATACTTGAAAAAAATCTAAGTATTGAAAAACAGATAACAGAAAATCAATTAAAGCAAGCAACATCAGCAGCTCGCATGGATATGTACCGTACTAATCGTGAAGCTGCTGCTGCTGTGCAAGGCACTGCACGCCAGATAACAACAACTCAGATAGGTATTGCTAGTTTTGGTATGAGTGAAGAACAAAAAGCAGCTTTGGAGTTAGAGAACAGTCAACAGCAACGTAGAATAGATTTGCAACAACAGTATGCAGATAAATTTAAGGAACTTAAAGAACTTATTATGTCTTCTTCTGGAGATGAACTTACAAGAGCTACGGAAAAACTCACAATACAAGAACAAACTTACACTACTCAATTGCAACAATTAACTGTACTTGATGCATTAGAACAAAAGCAACTAGCTCTAAACGAAATAACACGACAATACGGTCCACTTGTAGGTGACATTAGTCAGTCTATAAGTCAATTAATGACACAAGGCGTAGCGGATTTAGTTGCTGGCACAACCACTGCACAGCAGGTGTTTTCCGATTTCCTCAAGAGTGTTGGCGAAGCCTTGATGAAGGCCGCTCAACAGATGATCGCGCAGTACCTAGCAATCGCAGCTGCACGGGCGCTTGCTGGCTTATTTGGCGGTGGATCGCTTGGCGGAGGTGGAGCAGGTGGTGCAGCCGCATTTGGTGGTGGCGGAACCTTTGGGTCTCAAGGATTCCAAATGCCCAGCATCCTTGGCCGTGCAGTAGGTGGTCCCGTCACCGGCAACACTCCATACATGGTTGGCGAGCGGGGCCCAGAGCTATTTGTGCCCGGCTCCAGCGGCACTATCGTGCCAGCAAACACCACTGCAAGCCTGCGCGAATCAATGGGCGCACCA